CTAAGCAATATTATAAATGTTGGCGGCTGTTTTGGCAATCTCTAAAACTTTGTCCTGCCGGCGCAGGGCATATTTGTTGGTTGTTTCTAAACGGCTGTGACCTACTACAGCAGCAATGTCTGCTGCAGCATAACCTTGAATAAACATTTCTGTTATAAAGCTGTGGCGCAGATAGTGGAAGCTGCGGTAACGCACGTTAGCATGCTTTAAAATCATCTTCCATGCTCTTTGCATATTACGGACGCTGATAGGCGTTCCGTTGGCTGTGCAGAATAAATATTTACTATCTACATTGCACGCTGCCAAGTAGTCTTGCAGGATTTTACCTATACCGGCATCAAAATATTGTATCCTAACAGAAGCTTTGGTTTTGGTTTTTCCCACATAGGTTCGGCCGTTGATATCAGCTTTTACTGCATCTTTTATTTTGCAGTAATTTTTTTCAAAGTTTAATGTACTGCGCTCAATTCCCAAAATTTCACCTATACGTGCGCCTATAACACTTTCAAGTGAACAGAGGGCATAATAGCGTAAAAATTTAGGCGTGTTTTTTAATTTAGTGATAATAAGTTTTATTTCTTCCGGTGTAAACGGTTCATCGTATTCCGGTTCATACTCCGGAACAATGGCTATATCCATAGGATTTTCAAGAATAAGGTTATTTTTCCTTGCCGCTCCAAATAGGATTTTTAAGAATTTATATACCTTTGATTTATTGGAAGCGGACAGATCAGCTTCTGCAATAAAGGCATTGATATCTTCAGGCGTGATTTTATTCATTACTTCGTTTGCCAGCGGATAAAGCTTTGAAGCCAGGTAGGTGTAATAATTAACAGTGCTTTCAGCTATTTTAGGATTGGCAGCCTTATTTTTTATGAAGGCAAAGGCAAAATCCTGCAAAGTAGTATCATAGCTGTAGAGCGGGTTTAAACTGCTGTATACAAGGCGCATTTTATTGAGCCAGTTGATTACTTCTACTTTATCAACATGCCTGAATTTATGCGGTTTGCCGTTAGTATCGCGCAGTGTGCCGCACCATTTTTGGCGTTCCTTGTCCCATGATAGACCGCCTTCACCGTTTGATCGTCTTTTTTTCATATAAAAAACCAGCCTTTCTTTAAAATTGTGTATAAAGTAGTAAAGGCTGGTTGCAATATGTTATAATATTAGCGTAATCAGCCTTACTTTTGCGGGTGGGGTTATTACAGAGCCGTTCGGTGCGCCAACACCGGGCGGCTATTTGTTTAGAGGTTTGATAAAAAACCGTTTTTGTAGAATGATTCTCCAGTAGCTAATAATCTAGCTACGAGAGTGTCATTGCGGTCTTGTGAAGGAAAAGGTATACCACTATATATTAATAGACCTAAAGCGGCTAGTCTATAGGCAGATGCGGGATGTTCTAACTCTTGATTTGTTTTAATTTCTCCGTTTGGTGCCTCATATAATTGTTTTAGTTGAGGAATATCAATAATATTAAAATTGGAAAGAACTCCACATAATTCTTTGAAATGATTTAGATGTATTTTACCTTTTACTAAATTCGCATATAAGTTACCTAAAATTTTGGTTTTTTCTTCGTTATCAAGGTTATTTAAATAAATAGACAACATACAAAGTTCTTTTGTTAAATTTTCTTCTGTTTCAAGATTTTCTTTATAATATTTTTCCCTTTCTTGGTGAGATATATTGTTTTCCTCTAAAGATGTGAAAAAAGAGTTTATTTTAGCGAGTTTTGCTATTTCGGAAAATGTATCCATAGTTAATTTTATTTTTACTAAAGAGGAAATTACTGGAAGTGAAGCGGCTATTTTATCCAGTTCTTCAATGAATTCTTGATTGTTTTCAGATGATACTAAATATTCAATGGCCTCTTTACTTTCTTTTACAGAGTCTATTGCTCTAGTAAAAAAACCTTTTAAATAACTTTTTATATCCATGTCTGTAGGGGCTCCTTTTATATAATAATATTATTTATAAATTTTGTTGTTATATTATCAATATTAAAAGTAAAAATAATATTGATAAGGCAGGTAAAGCGCATCCAAAACAACCATTTTTTGCAACAGCGCCTTTTAATTCTTTGCTTGGTGTTTGATTAACAAATAAATTTTCGGCAAAAGTATTGGTGGCTACCATTTTTTCTACTTCTTGGTATTTATCAGGATGTTCTTTTTCCAAATTTTGCAGAACCTTTTTTACGCCAGCACGATCATATATATTGTTTGCCAATGAATAGAAAAAAAATGCACCAGCATAATCATAACATTTTAAATAAATATCACCTGTACTGCGGAAAATTTTAGCAGCAAAAGAATCTGTTATAGTTTTTTCGGTGTCAACTAAACATTTTTGCAGGATGTAAAGAAAATAATAATAGTCTTTGATATTCGTAGAATGTGAAAATTCAATTTCATCTTTTATTTTTTTATATAGATGTGTGCCTTCTTCCGTAGTTTGATAAATTTTTGCTAAATTTTCAGAAGAATTTGTTGTATATTCTTGTGAATTTAATTTTATTACTATTTGAGCGCAGGCTTCGGCATCGCTCAAAGCGTTATGATGATTCAAGGAAATACCAAGAAATTTACAAACAGTAGGTAATTTATGGTTTTCAAGTGTTGGGAAAAAGTTTCTCGCATACTCAACTGTATCTAAATATTGGATTTTAGACTGAGTAATTCCAGCTTCCGACAATGAAGTTTGTAAAACAGAAATATCAAAAGAAGCATTATGAGCTACTATGATTTTATTTTCTATATAGAATTTAAGTTCTGTTTCCCAAAGTTCAGCTAAAGTTGGTGCATTTAAAACAGTTGATTTGGTTATACCATGTAAGTAAGAAAAATAAAAATCGTCTGTCGGAGGATTTATATACCAGTGTTTTTTATTTACTATTTGGTTTTCTTCTACAACGATTAAAGCAAGGGAACAGGCAGAATTACGATTTCTGTTTGCTGTTTCAAAATCAATAGCAATGAAATCAGGATAATAGAAAATATTGTTTGTTGTCGTGGAACCATAACAGTTTTCCAATAATACTAATTCACGATTTTTGTTATTAATGAAGCTTCGTGCTAGCGATTCTAAATTATCTAACATAGTAAAATATAGTACCTCTTTAGATTATTTATTAAAATCGACATATATTACCCGACCTTGTTTTCGAACGGGTTTTCGCCGTTTTCCGTTGTTTTATCTTTCTTATTTGCCTTAATATAATAATTTATACTATTTTCTATCGCCCCTTGCTGCTCGGCAGTAAGTTGGCGATATTTTTTTATTAATTCTTGTTCAGATATAGTGTAATCTTTAACAATGTTTGCTTCATCGCCCAATATTAGTATAGTAGGACTAATATTTAAAATTTTTGATAGTTGGACAATGATTTCTAAAGGAATTTTACGTACTCCTTTTTCGTATCCTGCGTATGTTGATTGTGCGATATTGAGTTTTTGCGCAATTTGCGATTGTGAGAGCTTTGAATTTTGACGTATAAAGGCTAATCGTCTACCAAATTCAATATAGATATTCATAGTAGTACTCCTTCCATGAATACAATTTAACACATTATAACGCAAATTGCAATTAAAAATTCAATAAAAGATTGACAAAAGCGCATAATGCGTTTAATATAATAATCGAATAACGCAATTTGCGTTTAAAATATAAGTGCGATAAGGAGGTAAAAATGGTAAGAAGAAAGGTTGTATATATTTTCCCTAATTTAATAGCGGAAATGAGTAGGAAAGGAGATAGCTTGCAAAGCGTATCTAATGAGCTAGGAATGAATTATCAAGCGCTATCTGCTAGGCTACGTGGATTCAAAAGTTTTGAGTTACCTGAAATAACTTTTCTTATGAAAAAATATAGGAAAAGTTTTGAGTACCTATTTGAGGTGTCTGATGAAAAATCAGCAAAGGGGGCATAGATATGAAAACATATCATAAAGATTTTGATGTTACTGCCAGCATTACAGATAAACGGGACGGAACAGCTCGGCTAGTTGTATGCGATCAGTATGGCAAAAAGGTTAAAGATTCTGTTCATAAAAACAGGCGTGCTGCTGTAGCGGCGTGGAAAAGAATGTGCAGCTGATAAACAAGTAAAGGAGGTATAGATGCGATGAGCCGACTAAAAAAGATTTTTATAAACACGTCTGTCAATTATAAAGGTACTTGTGATGGGTTGCTCAATAAAAAAACACCTGAATGTAGCTTACAAAGATTGTCGGTATATGTAGAAACAAAAAAAGAGCTTGATAAAAAACTTCGAGATATTCCGGGTGGGAATAAAGAAATTGTTAACAAACTCTATGAGTTATTTGATGAAGCGATCTTAGATGAATTAAATTTAGCGAAGGATGTTATAAGTTAATTCTATTGCTTTAAAGGTTATGCTTACTGAGTTATCTCCAAGATATTTTTTGATTTTTGCCCAAAGTTGATTGTTTTCGATCTTACTTAAAAACTGTTCACCGGAATATGTTAATTCTACGCAAATGTAATCATAAGGTTCTGTTTTGGTACTGGAGTTTATTCCTTTTAAATATCCTGCTTCAATAAGTTTGCCTATGTGCCACCCAACAACATCAGTATCTTCACCGATACATATATTATAGTTGGAAATATCTTGGTGTATATCAGCATTGGCGACAGATATTAAAATTTTTCGAACTAAGTCATAGTTTATTCGCACTAGTATTACTTCCTTTCTTTTCGTTTTACATTATAAGGTGTGGATATTGTAGCTACTATAACAAAAACTTAACAATAAGAGCTGACAGCACAGATGCAGCAACAGCAATAATAAAACTATCTCTAAGATGTTTACGATATTCTTTCTGTTTGTTTTTTTCTAAAATTTGAAGATTGTATTTGTAATCGTTTAACGTCAATGAGCCTAGACTGGTAAGTTTTAATTTGTAATCATTTTTTTTATTATTGGACGATAAATTTTCGTGTATGGTATCTAAATATCTTGTTTTGTCTGTTGTCAAATTATAAATGCTAGGAGTAGGTAAAGTTAACCGCATTATACAAATTTCTATGTCGGATGCAGAGCTAAAATGGTTTATGATTTCAGATTTTCGGATAATGCCTTTTTGACTAACGAATTCTAATATTTGATATTCAAGTGATGTTAATTGCATGGTTGAAACACCTCGTTTAAATTGTAACACATTATTTTAATAATTATAAGAAGATAGGAGCTGACTGCTGATATGAAAAAAGTTCAGGATACGCATTTAAACATTGGAGGGCTGAATTGGCCTGTACTTATTAATGCAGAGCAGGTTTGCCGAGTGATGGTCGATTTGAGAAATAACATAGAATTAGGGCTGAGATGCGTACTTGATTGCATCAAAGCGAACAATCGCAGAATAAAAGTGCGGAAGCGTGTCAGCTGCTGTTTTAGGATTACAGAAAGGTCTGAACGTAAAAATGCAAAATGCTGGAATAAAAGAAGTTCCGGCTGGTGCTGAAAGGTGGTGCAGTAAATGCAGCGTATGAGTTTGAGCAAGTTTTGTAAAATCTATGGCGCAAGTTATTATGATATGTTGAATTATTGCCAGCGTGGCTTGTTGCCGCATAGTGGAGGCGGTAAACGCGGCTGCCCGATCAGAGTTTGGGATGAAGATGTTATTGCTTTCTTGCGCGATCAGGATCAGCGACAGGCTGAGCTGAAGGCTGCCAGTATGAAAAACATGCAGCAGGCTGCAAATATAATCAGTTTTCGCAAAAATAAACCTAGTGATGAAAACCGGTTTAAAAGCGATATTCTTGATCTTAAAAGTGAAACTAAAAAGCTTTTGGCAAAGCGTAGAACTGCTGCACAATAGGGAGGGATGTAAATGAATAATGAAAAAGAAAAGAACGTATAGTGTTGACGCACCATACGTTCAAGGGTAGATGTAACTTCGCAGTCCGCATCTACCCATTATTTTATCATAGTGGGGTGATATTGTGAAATACTTTTTAACTGTTTTAGGGTTGGCCTGCTGCTTGTGGTATTCGTTTTTTATGGATGAACCTAAGCAAACTGTTGCTGTAACTGTAACGGTGCAGGCAGGTGATACTTTGGAAGAAATAATTTACGATTTAAAAGAAACGTATGACGATCAGCGCGACTGGCGTGAAATTTGCGCTCAGGCTGAAAGGGATAATGCTTTTGGCCGCTATATTCTGCCGGGTGAACATATTATTTTTAATATGGAGGTTGCGGGAAAATGAAACCTGAATGCAATAACTGCCGCTGGAATTTTAAGCGATATATGGACTATTATCCGTGTTGTGATTGCATAGGGCTTCATAAGTCGGCAAGCTATAATTTCTTTTGTTTTCCTGATCAGCTTAATATGTTCGGAGTTGCCGAGCTTTGCCATTGCCGGAGCTGTGGGCGGCGTGTGCATATGGAATTTGGCAGTCGTGGCTATAAGTATATTCGCTGCAAATGTGGAAATACCATGCAGGCAAAAGTAACTGTAGAAGAAATGATCTGCCGCTGGAATAATCGTGCGCCGGCGCGAACTAAAATGTGGAGGGCGAAATAAAGATGAATAACAAAGCTGAATTGCTTTCAAAAATAAAAAAGCTTGCTGAAGCTGGATTTTATGGCGAACAGACTAATGCTGCTGAAATTTTAGAACGATTAAAGAAAAAATACGGAATAACTGATGCGGATATTGCTGAGGATGTGGAAGAAATCATATGGATTAGATACAAAACAGAATTAGAACAACGCCTTATTTGGCAAGTAACTTATATGGTTTTAGGACACGTTATTGGTTACAGCAAAGGGCGTAGAACTAAAACTGTTGGCATAAAAGCTCCAAAAGCTAAATGTATAGAAATTGAAGAAATGTGTAATTTTTATATAAGGGCTATGAATGAAGATTTGCGGATGTTTTATGATGCGTTTTTAGTTAAAAATCAAATTTTTCCGCCGAAATCAATAACAACAGAAAAAGCTACTAACAAAATAAATCCTAATGATTTAAGACTTGCCTCTATGGTAGAAGGGCTTGAAAAACATGAGCGTTATAAACAGATAACTAAACAAAACGATTAAGGAAGTGAGTTTGATATGGACAAAAGAAGCTTCTGCTGCCGTTGTGAAGAAGTGTTGATGAATGGTTTTTATTTTCATAATAGCGAAATTGGTATTTGTAATAGGTGTGTGACGGCTTTGGCTATTCAGCTGATTAAAAATGAAGATAAGGAAGTCATAAATGCTTTGAGTAAACATATAGGCAGTGAAAAGGAAGGATAAATCTTATGGATATGAGTTTGTTTGAACTTATTCAATATACCTTTTTGACGATAATATTTTTTATTGCATCTATAGCTGTAGCGAATGTTTTACTTGCCGCTATGGGATTTATCTTTTTTTGGAGGAAATGAATTATGGAGTATGTCAATAAACAGACTGGTGAAGTATATCAGGCCGAGGAAGTTGATTTAAAGAATTTGTGTGATGGCGATTTGAATTTTCTGTTTACCGGCGAATTTAGAAAGCTTATTAATGAATTAGATATTGGTGATAAAGGCAACATAACTATTAATATCAAGGCAAGCAAAAGCTTGGATACTACTGGTGATGAAGCAATATTTGTTGAAGCGCAGCTTGGCACTAAATATCCTAAAGCTGTTATTTCAGATAATAATGCAAAAAAAGTTGCTGAAAATGGTCAGGTTGTTCAGAAGATAGAATCTGGTATGTTTGATGAAGCGGCTGAGGGGGCAGGAAAGTGAAGATAGGGCTTGTGGACGTTGATGGGCATCGTTTTCCTAACCTGGCATTGATGAAAATATCAGCGTGGCACAAGAATTACGGGGATACAGTTGAATGGGCCGGAAGTTTAGAACATTACGATGTTGTGTATATGGCAAAGGTTTTTACTTTTACGCCGGACGATATTCAATCATATCAGGCAGACGAAATAGTAAAAGGCGGGACTGGTTATGATCTTATAAGTAAGTTGCCAAATGAAATAGAAAGTTGTTACCCTGACTATAATTTGTACGGTATTGAGGATACAGCATATGGCTACTTGAGCAGAGGATGTCCACGTAAGTGCCAGTTTTGCATTGTGGCAGAAAAGGAAGGTATGCGAGCTCATAAGGTGGCAAATTTATCTCAGTTTTGGAGTGGGCAAAAACATATAAAATTGCTTGATCCTAATTTGTTAGCTTGTCCTGATTGGGAGAACTTACTTGGACAGTTGGCTGGTAGCGGAGCATGGGTAGACTTCACGCAAGGGCTTGATATAAGGCTTATGACTAATAAAAAGGCTGCTGCTATAAATAATGTCAAATACAGTATGCTTCACTTTGCGTGGGACGATCCGCACGATATGGTTACGTATGATAAGTTGATTAAGTATAAAGATGTTTGGAAGGGTGATTTTAGACGTCGAAGGGTTTATGTATTAACGAACTTTAATAGTAGTCACTCTGGCGATTTGTTTCGTGTATATGCTTTGCGTGAGCTGGGATATGATCCCTATATTATGGTCTACGATAAAATTCATGCGCCGAAGGAAACACGCTATTTACAAAGGTGGGTAAATAATAAGCGAATTTTTCGAACGATAAAATATTTTAAGGATTACGATCATACGAGAGGATGAATAGTTTTATGGAATTGTATAAAGCACTGGAAACAATTAAAAATGAATGCACAAAACACACCGAATGTGCGGATTGCCCTTTGGGATTAGGTCATAGCTGTTGTGGCATTATTACTAATGGATTTCCTGACAAATGGGATTTACAAAAGCCTGTTAATAAGTTGTTTGCGGTAGAAACAATACATGCGAAAGAACGGTGATAGATATGGAAAATAATATTTTGAATAAAGAAAATGTTGCTGAGCTGATGGAGCTTTTAGAATGTAAACGATACTACTCTAAATGCTTGAAAGATGTTACTGAACTTAAAGAAAAAATGAAGTATGAGGCTACTTCTATTGGAATGCGATTTCGCTATTTTGACAAAGAAAGTGGTATGGCTGTTAAGGATGGTATTAATTTTTGTAGTGATCTTAGTGAAAATAAACTGGAAGTTACAAATATGCTTTCTCAACATATCCTTTCTGACATGGAAGCTGACTTGGAACTTCAAATTAAACGGTTAGAATCCTGTTTGTGGGATAAATTTAGATATACAAAGGATGCGGTGCCGGAGAAAAGTGTTAAATAGAATATAGCTAAATAAAAAATATAAGGTGATGCTATGGCTGTTGAAATTTATGTTAGTTCTGAGGAACTCAAAAAAACTTTGGAATATGTTGCGCTGATTGGTGGCAATATGGCTTCCGGCAAAAAGCAGGATGATGATCTAAAACAAATGGCCGGCGCTTTGCGTATTGTAGCAGTAAGCCCACATGAAGATAATAATTATATGCTTATGTTCTGCCGGGCAGGAGCTGCAGAGCAGCTGACGTACAGAATGGAAGGAATAAGCAACGGCTGCGGTCAATCAGCTGATATTTGTGTTGAATGTAAACGCTTTTTGGCTTTGGCAAAAACTTTTACAGGTGATGTAAGGCTTATTTTTGCTGAAAAAGAGCTGCAGATAGTTGTAGAGAGCAGTCAATATAATTTAACGATACTATCAGCCCGCCTGCCTGATTTGAAAATACCTGAAGGCGGCGTGTGCCTTTCTACAGGATTTTTACAGGAAGCAATGAAGCATTGCAGTGCTGCTATTGCCAAAGACGCTGTTGGTGCAAGGGGCGGGATAGAAATAAATATTGCGGACGATGGCAGTGCCGTCTGCTGGAGTGCGCAAAATTCCTGTGTTGCAAAGTATGTAGTACCGCCTGCATGCTGCAATCAGGCTGTTAAATTGATCTTGCTGCCCTTGAATATCCAGCACATTGCAGAACTGGCTGAATTGGGTGAAGTTCGATTGGTCAGCAGTGCGCAGGGTATTTTTGTTACTGCACCGCGCTTTGATTATATGTGCCAGTCAGTAAGCGGCAGCTTTCCTGACTGTAAAAAGGTGGCTGCGAGCAACAGCGAAACTAAGTGTATAACTATTAATAAAAGCAAGTTGCTGGCAGCTATTTCAAGAGCTTCAGTTATTGTTGGCGATGAAATAGGCAGTAAGATAAAAATTTGCAGTGATGCAGAGCGGCTATATATCGAAGCTGTAAGCATCGCTGGGACTGGTATTGAAAGTATTGCTTTGGATGCCGTTGAAGGCCAGGACGAAGATACAAATTATTTTTCGGCTGGCAGGCTGTACAGGCTGATATATAACTGCCGCGGTGATAGCGTTACTATTGGCAGTAATGGCAAGTATAAGCCGATTTTTGTGCGTGCTACAGGCAGCGATAGCTTTTATATAGTTGCATCCATGAAAGGTTAAAGGCTATGAGTGGATGGATAAAATTGCATCGTAAATTGCTGAAAAGCCGTGCGTGGTGTGGTGCGGATGCAGAAGGCAAGGTAATACTGATTACATTGCTGTTAACTGCCTGCCATAGTGTCACGCACTGGCAGGTAACAACAGATAAAAACGCTGTGCTGAATCCGGGTGAATTGTTTATCAGCTTCCGCCGCTTTGCTAAAAGCTGTGGCGTATCTTTAAAAAAGCTTACAAGTGAATTTAACCGTCTTGCCGTAGTCGGTTTTTTAGAATGCAGAAGTAAGCGTGAAGGTACGATCGTGCGTATCAAAAACTGGGAATGCTATCAGCTGGCGGATACACCTTTGGATACACTTTTGGGAACAGATTTGGAGACACTTGCGAATGCCGATACTGCAAGGGCTTCCAGTGAAAATATTGCCGCTGCGGAAACACCAAAGGGAACAGCTTTGGGTACATCTTTGGCGACACATAACAAGAATTATATATTATTAAAAAATAAATTAAACAACACTGACACGAACAAGAAGCTGCGCAGTGTTGCATCGGAACCTGAATTTGTGTCAGCTTTGCAGGAATACAATGCTGCTTTTACAAGTGCAAAACACAGGCTTGATGGCGATGAAATACAAATGCTGCAAGCTTTTGCTGTTAGTGCTAAAGCCGTATGGGTATTGCAGGCCGTAAGGGAGCTAAAAGCAGCTAACAGGGGTAAAGTGATTCGTAATCCGAAGAATTATCTTTTTGGCATACTTGGTAACTGGCTTACAGATGGTTTGCCAAATGACAATAAAGCTGCGCAGCAGTCACTGGATGATTTTTACAGACAGGAGGGAATAACGTGAATGTTATAACAAAGCAAAATGTTTTAAAAGCGTTTTACCAGTTTGATAAGAAAAAGATGCCGATCATGGAAATAAACGGTAAACTTTCTGCCAGCATGGATATTGCCATGCGCAAAAGGCTGTGTGATGAATGGCTGGTTGCGTTCCGTACTGTTGATGCCGTTGTATTCGATAAAGCAGCTGAGCTTGCCCTTGCTTCCTGTAAAAAATATCCTGATGAACTTGAAATGTGGGATTTCATCAGTCAGGCTGCAGAACTGGGCAATAATGAACCGGCACAGGAAGAAGCTTTACTGCCAACACCGCCAGCTCCGAAAAAAGTACCGGAATATGTTCAAAAACCTCAACGGATTGCAAAAATAATAGAGTTGGCAAAAGCAGGCAGGTTTACAGAAGCGGCGCAGTATTTCAAAACTTCTATCGAAGAAGATGAAATAATTTGCTATGCTAAAGAACATTGGCCTGAAGCAGAAGCTGAATGGATTGAAAAAAACAAAGATGAACTTAAAGAACTGGTTGAGCAGGAACATATCTGCGGCAAATGTATGTGCTTGAAAAGGTGCAGGACGAACGGCTACAGGCGTGTTGGCTCAATAGATAAATACACAGGCTTTCTGATTTTAAAGATGGAAATTTGCTCGATGAAAAGGATGGCAAAAAATGCAGGCATACAGAATTAATGGGTCGCTGGTAAAAGTGGAACGGTGTGCAGCTGAAATGTATATTGTCAGGAATATTCCGGGTGTTTTTGATAATCAGGTTGCTATTGGTGCGATCGTCCATAAAGAGTTAGCGCAAAAGTTTTTAGACAGCTACGCCGTGAAAAGCAGTGATAAAACATTGGACATCTTGGATGTTGACTTTGAAGAAAAACTTCCTGAAGGAATACGGTATTGCCGTGGTTGCGTATACTGGAACGGAAAAGGATGTGAAGCAGGTGATAAAGGCGCGTGATGAAGAAAAAAGGATGGCTGTACAGAAACTGGAAGAATATGCTTTGAACCGTGAAGCGCTTAAAGGCCTGCGCAGTAAGCTGAAAAGATTGGCAGACGCCGGTAAACCTGCTGCTGCTTCTGTTGCATCCTATGATGCGGCAGCTACCAGCACAGCACCTTATCATCCTGGCATGATGAATATTGCTGAAGAATGTCAAAGGATACTTTTGAAAATAGCAGACAGGCAGGCTGAAATATTAATTATTGAAGATGCGCTACAAATAATCAATAAAGGAATAAACTGTGAGCATTACAGCGATATTTTGATAATGCGCCATGTAGACGGCTATAGTATGGAGCGCATCACGGAGAAGCTGGGATACAGTTCAAGGCAGGCTATTTATAACCAGTACAATAAAGCTTTAGCTAAATTTGCTAAGGCTTTGGGATTGTAAATGCGTTGGAATGGACAAAAAGAGGACAGATTTTTGCTTTTACCTGTGGTAATATGGTAGTGATAAGAAATGTAAAAAACGTATTCGGCACTTGCAATGTTATATTGCAGGTGCTTTTTTATGCGTGAAATGAGGTGACAGCTTGCCAAACAGAATAAAGCGTGAATGCCGTAAGCTTGGCTGTCTTAGCCTGACGGATAATGCAAACGGTTATTGTGATAAGCACCAGCAGGAAAAATTCATGCGCTATGATCGTTATCGTAAAAGTGCTGCTCAGCGTGGCTATAATGCGCGTTGGCAAAGATACAGAAAAATATTTTTGCAGGAACATCCGATTTGTGCAAATTGCCGCAATGCGCCTGCGAGTGTAGTGGATCATATCAAGCCGCATAAAGGCGATTATGATTTATTTTGGGATGAAGCTAATCATCAGGCGTTGTGTAAACGCTGCCACGACATTAAAACTGCTACTGAGGACGGCGGCTTTGGTAATGATATTTTGAAAAAATAAAAAAATATTTTTTCTTAAAATTTTTACTCAGGGTAATCCCTTACGAGGGGTAGGGGGGTACAATTTCCTGCATCTTTTCACATCATACCGCACCGTACTCGAACTTTTGAAAAGTTCCCCTATCATATATTTTTTTGCAAATATTGATTGAAGGAGGTGATATTTATGCCGACACCGGCTCAAAGTGCTAAGGTTATGCTTTTTAACCGTGGCAATAAAACTGGTAAACATTATACAAAAACAGAAATTGAGAAACGGCAAAACGCAGAAGAAAAAATCAAGCGTGCTGAAGTAGTATTGAAAACACCTGCGTTTTTAAAAGAAAAGTCGTGTGCTGCGGCTTTGAAAATTTGGAAGGAAATTATCAAGGAAGGGAAAGAGATAGAGCTGTTTGACAATGTTGATGCACGCATATTGGCAAACTTCTGCCGCTATCAGGCTTTGTTTGAAGATGAAGCTGTGAAGATGTTCCCTGATAAAAAGAAATTAGATATGTATGGTAAGCAGGCTTTAAGCTATGCTGAAAAGCTTGGACTTACGCCAACTGCCCGCGCCCGCCTTGTTGTCAAACGTGCTAATGCTTTAAATGACGATGATGAACAGGATTCAATGATGGCATGACCTGTTATGATGATTTATTTGTGACTGAGCGCTATGCGCGCGAGGTTGTTGACGGACTGCGCCTTGTGTGTAAGCGGGAACGGCAGGCCTGTCAGCGACATCTTGATGATCTGGAAAGGCAGGGTACAGATAGCTTTCCTTATGTTTTTGATGAAAGCAGGGCAAACAGGATTTTTGACTGGTTTGAAAAATACTGCGTGCACGTGCGTGGCGTATATTCCGGGCAGCATATCCAGCTGCTGCCTTTTCAGTATTTCGACTTGGGCTGTGTTTTTGGCTGGGTACATAGAGAAACAGGCGCACGGCGGTTTACCAAAGCTTTTAATTTCCGCGCTCGTGGCAATGTCAAAAGCACTGAAATGTCAGGCGTTGCTTTATACGGCATGTGTGCTGACGCTATCTATCCACCGGGTAAGCCTGAGCTGCGGCGCTTTGAAATGGCACCGGAGGTTGAATGCGCGGCCGTGGACAGGGAACAGGCAAGACGTGTTTGGGGTGATGCCTGTTCTATGGGTGAAGCTTCTGTAGAAATCAGCCAGAAGCTTATTATCAAGCGTACGCGGGTAGAGCATAAAACGCGTAAAGGCTGGATGCGGGCTTTAAGCAAACAGACGAAAAACAAGGATTCCGGTGCACCGTGTATGGTTATAATTGACGAATATCATGCGCATCCGTCCTCCGAGATCGTTGACGTGCTGAAATCCGGCTTCGGCAAACGGCTGCAGTCTTTGCTGTTTATCATTTCTACGGCTGGTAAAGATGCAGAAAACAATCCCTGTAAGGCAGAATATGACCTGTGTTGCAAAATCTTAGATGGCGACACTAATGAGCCTATTGATGATTATTTCTGCATGATACGCGAACTGGAGGATGGCGACGATCCTTATGATGTCAACGCTTTAGTCAAAGCGAATCCTGTGCTGCAGCATGAAACTGAATACAGCAAGCATTTGCTGAAGGAAATCGTAAGCGAGGGACGTGAAGCATTTGTAAGTAACGACCCGAAAAAGCTGCGCGAATATCTGACTAAACGCTGTAATTTGTGGCAGGACAGCAGTGAATTGAAATATATGGATGGCCTGATGCCTAAGTGGAAAACACTGAAGGTGACCCGTGATGAACTATATAAAATTATCAGCGGCAAGCGCTGCATAGTTGGTTATGACCTTTCAAAGCGCATTGATCTGACAGCTGCGACTTTTATTATTCCGCTTGATGAAAAGCGTGTAGCAGTAGTTTCGCATGGCTTTATACCTGAAGAAGCGGTAAAACGACATGAACAGACTGACCGCATAGCCTACAGGGAATATGCCCAGCGTGGCTACTGCACCATAACAGAGGGCGCAGCTGTTGATTATGATGTGATGAAGGTATGGGTAAAGTGCTTTGCTAATGAGCTGGATTTAGATGTTGTGGAACATTGTTTTGATGGCTGGAACGCTTCTTACTTCATGCAGAAGCTGGAAGAAGAAGGGGAAACAGTTATTGAAGTGCGGCAGGGTATTCCGACTTTGAGCGAACCTACCAAAGAATTCAGGCTGAAAGTAGTGGAGAGCAATATTATCCATGAAGGCAATGAGCTGTTTGACTGGTGTTTGCGTAATGCGTATGCCTACACTGACAGCAATGAAAATATCAAATTGAGTAAGAAAAATAAAGATGATACGCAGCGTATTGACTTGGTTGCTGCCGGCATAAATGCTATGGCACGTTTGCCTGCATTTTATGAAGAATACGGCGGCACTGGCGGCAGTTCCGGCGTTCGTTTTTTGTGAGGTGATGTAATGGATAAGGAAGATAAGGCTATTGTCATACTGGTGCTTTTGGGTATGCTGCTTGTCGTGACCGGTATTGCACTGATCAGTATACCGGCTGCTTTAATTGTTGCCGGCGTGCTGTTGGTTGCTGTGGCAGCCAATATTGCCAGGCGAAAAGTAGAACAAACAAAAAAATGAACGGCTGTTTCCTTGTGGGAATGGCTGTTTTTATTTTACCTGAAGGGAGGTGAAATAAAAGATGAGTGATACGATACGCAGCCCGGCAGGCCTGCTGGTGGGGGCTTTCAAAAATCTCTTTGCGCCGGGTGCCGCAAAGAGTGCAACTGTAAGCAGCCAGTTTCGCCTTACACCGGGAATGATGCTGAACGGAGTGCAGCTTAATAATGTGACTGCCATGCAGTATAGCGCAGTATGGGCTTGCATCCATGTGCTGGCTGAAACATTTGCCAGTTGTAAATGCTATTTGTATCAGAAGATGCCTGACGGCAGCAGGCGCAGGGCTGTTGAAAATCCGCTGTATGATGTGCTGACATATGTTGCTGCACCGAATATGCCGGCTTATTATCTGCGTGAAACTATGCAGTATCATGTGCTGAGCGGGGGTAATGCCTATGCTGAAAAAGTATTGGACAGCAAGGGAGAAGTTACGCAGCTGAACATGCTGCTACCTATGAATGTGCTGCCGGTACAGGACTATAACACCGGTGAGATTTATTACAATGTCAATGACCGTGGCAAGCTGTATAAGCTACCTGCGGAAAAAATATTGCATATTCCGGGGCTTGGCTATAACGGTGTTATTGGTTATAGTCCGCTGGCAATGGCGCGGCGTGCTATCAGCTTAGGTATGAGCAGTGAAGAACTTGGCAATAAATTTTTTGAAAATGGCGCATTGGCAACTGGTGTTTTGGAAACTGACAAGCCTTTGAAAGAAGATGCCTGGCAGCGGTTGAAAGAACAGTTTAGGGCGCGTTATGAAGGAAGAAGCAATGCTGGTTCTACGATGATCTTGGAAGGCGGTATGAAATTCAACCGCATTTCTGTGAATCCTGAGGAAGCGCAGTTTTTGGAAACACGCAAATACCAGACGGAGGAAATTGCCCGCTTCTACCGTGTGCCGCTGCATCTGATTCAGAATTTGGAAAAGTCAACGTATTCCAACATAGAACAGCAGACGATCGACTTTTATCAGAATACGATGTTGCCGTGGTTCGTGCGCTGGGAACAGTTTATGAATATGCGCTGTTTAACGCGGCGGCAGCGGCAGGACGGCTATTACTGTGAGTTTGATATGCTTTCTATGCTGCGTGGTGATAATCAAAGCCGCGCTAATATGCTGCACCTGATGCGGCAGGACGGTATCATCAATGCTGATGAATGGCGTGAGCGCGAGAACATGAATCCGCTTCCTGACGGTCAAGGCAAAACAGTGTTTATTAATGGCAATATGCTTCCGGTGGAGGAAGCTGCCAAAAAGAAGGGGGCGAATAAAAAATGAGCATGGAATTAAAAGCCTGCCGTGAAGCTTTGAAAAGCGGTAATAAACCTGCTGCGGATGAACTTCTGTGTATCAAAGAATTTTCAATGGAGCAGGTAAAGGCTATCGAAGAAAAAGACGGCCGGATTATCTGTGATTTTATTTTATCTAACGGAGCGGTGGACAGAGATTTTGACACCGTAAATCCTGACGGCTGGGAACTGGAAAACTTCCGCAAAAATCCTGTTGTATTGTGGATGCACGATATGTGGAATTTGCCTGTGGCTAAATCTTTACTGGAGAAAGTAGAAGACGGAGAACTTATTGGCCGGGCTGAGTTTACCAGTAAAGATGAAAATGATTATGGTTATATGGTTGGGCAAATGTATAAGCTGGGCTTTTTACATGCGGTTAGCTGCCGTTTTCGTGGTATCGAATGGAAATGGACAGAGGACGTGAACCGGCCTTATGGGATTGACTTCATAAAACAGGAGTTGCTTGAATACAGCTGTGTTACTATTCCGGCTAATCCTGATGCTTTGCTGAAAGCAAAAGCTGCCGGTGTTGATGTAAGCCCTGCTGTACAGATGGCTGAAAATATTTTAAGCAAGAATAGTTTTGATGCGCTGGCTAAAAGCATTGCTGAACGTGTTTATGCTGCTGTCAGTAAAAAAATGACTGTGGTTGATCTGCATGATGATCGGCTGGCACAGGAAAAAATGAAAGCAATGCAGATGCGGTTAAATTTGAACAAAAATAAAGGGGGACTAAACTAATGAACATGCAAGAGTTATTACAAAAACGTGCTAAGGCTATCAAGGCACAGGAAGAAATCATGTCTAAAGCAGCGAGTGGTTTGACTGCTGAAATGGAAAAGAATTTCAACGATCTGCAGCAGGAAATCAACGAATGTGACAGGCAGATTGAAATGCTGGAACAGGTTGATGAAAATGCAAAGAAGAATTATGGCGGCAGCGTTTTTGGAAATAGTGGCCCGGCTGTGCATATTGACCCGGTCAAGGCTGGGGCTAAAGATAACGGCGGCTTTAAAAGTTTGGGTGAAGTGCTGCACGCTATTAAATATGGCGATAAAAAAGGCCGCTTGGAAAATCTTAAAGCACAAAATACTGCTGATGGCGCAAGCGGTGGTTATTTGATCCCTGAACAATTTTCGGATGAGCTTTTAATGGTTGGGGAAAAACGCAGCCTGATCCGTCCGTTTGCTTTGGTAATCCCGGCAGGAGAATATCCAGACGCACCGATCAATATGCCTGCATTGGATTATACTGCTGGCAATGAAGGCGGTGTGACTGTTAAATGGATCGAAGAAGGTGAGGAGAAGCCTGAAAGCAATGCAAGCTTTAGAAATGTTGAGCTGAAGCCTAAAGAAGTTGCCGGCTTTATTACTGTTACAGATACATTACTGCGGAATGCGCCTGCTTCGTCTACTATTTTTGGGCAGCTTTTGAGCAATGCTATCGTACGTGCAGAAGACAGAGCTTTTATCAATGGTAATGGAATTGGCAAACCGCTGGGGTTTGCTACTAATGGCAATGGTGGCAAGCTGGTCGTACAAAGGGAAACTGCGGGTAAAGTTACAACTAATGATGTGGCCAATATGATGGCAGCGTTTCCGCCTGAAGATATTCCTGATTCTATTTTTCTTGCCAGCAGCACCATTTTGGCAGATTTGATTAAATTGCAGGACGCTTCCGGCAGATTTGTTTTTGTGCAGGGTGATCTGACTAAGGGTATTCCTACAACATTAATGGGGATGCCTCTTTTCCTGACTGGCATGAACGCTTCTCGTGGTAATACAGGTGACTTGCAGCTGGTCAATCTGAAAAAATATTTGATTAAAGATGGCAGCGGTATTTATATCAGCATGTCTGAACATGTCAAATTTACCAGTAATCAAACGGTTATTAAAGCCTTCCGCAATGTGGACGGCAAGCCGTGGGTAAATGCTCCGTATATGCTTGACAGTGGTGTACAGGTCAGCCCTTATGTATTGCTTGGTGGTACTACTGCGGCAACTACGCCGATCAGTGACTTGACAGCTGCGGCTACCGGCAGCAACGTGAAATTGACTTTTACAGCTGCTAAAAATGCTAATTCCGTTAATATCATGCGCAGTGATGATGGCGTAACTTATCAGCGCATTAATGTGAATGCTGTTTCGGTCGATGCGGCTGAGTACACGGACACTAATTTGGCAAACGGAACTTACGGCTATAAAGTAGTTGTAACCGGTGGCGAGAATGCCGGTGTGTCTAATGCTGCAACTGCTACTGTAACCGGCACAGCTGCTGCAAACAAAACTGCTTCTGCACCTAAAGAATAATCATGCGGTTAAAAGTGATTGTTCCGCCTGCAAGTGAGCCGGTAAGCCTTCAGGAGATGTGTGCCTATTTACGGCTTGACTGTGATGAAGAACAATCTTTGATAGGGCAGCTTATAAAAGCTGCCCGTCAATATTGTGAGGATTTTCAGCACAGGGCGTATTTAAGGCAAACATTGGAACTGATTGACAAGCCGATAAATAACATTTTAGAACTTCCGCGCAGTGAAAACCTGCAAGAAGTTTTAAGTGTTAGTTCGAATAATGGCAGGTATACCGTTGTTCAGGATTTATTGGCACGACTTTGTTTTACTGCTGAAAAAAATAATGTGACTGTCAGGTATGTAACTGGCGTAGAAGATGCTGCCGGTGTGGATGAACAGGTAAAGCTTGCGATCAGGATGCTTGTTGCGCACTGGTTTGAAAATCGTACTGCCGTAAGTTTCAGTAATGCAGTTCCGCGCGAAGTTCCTTTGGCGGTGAAAGCATTATTGGAACCGGGGAGGATCATGACATTATGAATCCAGGAATGTTGAAGCACAGGATCGCTTTTTTACAGAAATCCGAAACAGTGCGTGACGAATTGGGCGGTAAGATGCCAGCAATGTATTCTGAAGCTTTTAAACTGTGGGCGGCTAAAAGTGAACGTCCTGCTTCAAGGCGTGAGCTGATGGGAGAACATGCAAATTATGTGCCTGTGTTTTTTACAGTTCGCAGGTGCAGCGGCGCGAAAAGGCCTGATGTAACCATGCGCATTCGATGTAAAAATCTGATATATGAACTGCTGAATATTTCTGATCTGGATAACGGTTATCTGGAAATTGAAACAAAGCTGGTAAAACCATTATGAGCAGAAGCATGCGCATGTCTGTTGAAGTCGAGGGACTGGACGAAGCCCTGCGGCGCTTGAAAGCGTATGATACAAAATCAACCGAAAAAATTTCAGAAGCTATCCGGCTTGGCGGACAAAATATTGGTAAAGAAGCACGCAGCCGTGTACCGCGCAGAAGCGGCAAACTGCGTAAAAGTATACGCACAAGGTTCGACAGTACGGCTATAACATCTACTGTCCGCACTAATGTGCCATATGCGCATCTTGTAGAATTTGGTGCAGCAGCTGCTACAGTACGGCCGCGCAGCAGAGCAAGAAAAGGCGGAAAACCTAAACTGGCTTTGCGGATTGATGGCAGAGGTTTCAGGCGTTTTGTGCATAAAAGCAGTAAGCCGGGAAAAGGTGTAGTCCATATTCCGGCACGGCCTGCACGTCCCTATATGACACCTGCTTATCAGAGCGGCAAGCCGAGGATCGAAAATGATATAAAAAAAGTGTTAAGGGAGATGCCTAAATGATTAGAAATGTGCCTTTAACAGCTGTGCAGGCCTCTGTATATAAAGCGTTGAGCAGTAATATACGCGGCTATAATGTCTATGACGACAGCACGCCTTTTGAAGATGGAGAACTTGTAGACAGCAGGTATTTGGTTATTGGAGAAACTACAGGTAAGCCGTCAAGTGCTAAGCGTGATTGCCCTGTTTGGGAAGTTACGGTGAATATCAATGCTTTCAGTAATTATCATGGAAAAAAAGAACTGGATGAAATGCTTGACGATATTGTACAGGTTTTGACAGGTTCTGCTGAGCTGGAGCAGATTGAGATTGCCGGTTACTATTTTCATGGTTTGGAGATTGATATGGTGGAAGCCTTCAAGGAAGAATATGAAGATGGGACTGTCTGGCAGCATGGAGTGGTGCGCGTCATAGTAAAAGTTGAACAAAAAGAAATGTAGGAGGTAGAAAAGAATGAATGAAATTATCAAAGCGGCTAATTTCCCTATGCAGCCAAACAAAAGTCAAACGCTGGCTGGTAAAAGCCTTCTGTTGTTTTTGAACTATGGTGAAGGCGCTACTGTTGAAAATCCTAAATGGGGTTTAGTCGGCGGACAGCGTAATTCGCCGCTTTCCATGAGCGGGGACGAAATCGACGGCAGCGACAAAGCAAGCGGCGGCTGGGGTGAAAGCCTGCAAGGGACTAAAAGCTGGAGTATTGAGCAGGAAGGCGTTTATAAAGTAAATAATGAAATGCTGGATGCTTTGAGATATGCCTTCGTCAATGATATTGCAGTGCATATCATGCGCCTTGATAAATATGGTAATGCTGTAAAAGGTTTTGCGAATATCACGGAATTCAGTGACGACAATCCGCATGATGATGTTGCTACTGTTACCATGACGCTTAGCGGCATTGGAAAACCTGAATTTGTTACTAATGAGCCTGACCCGCGCAACACAGCAAATGCGATCTCTGACCTTGCTGCTACATCTGAAAGTGCAGGGACAGTGAACCTGACCTTTGCTGCACCTGCTGGTGCTGCTGCTGTTGTTTTACAGCAGAGTGAAGATGGAACTGAATTTACAGATACAGATGTAGCGATTGAAAACACTGCGACCAGCGCAGAAGTAAGCGGGGTAAAAGCCGGCAAGGCGTACTTTCGTTTAAAGGTAAATGGCGGCGACAAGAACGGTTATAGCAACATTGCTACTGTGACAGTATCTTGAACGCTGCCGAATAATAAGAAATATCAAAATAATAATTAAAGCAGGGCTGTCAAAGCCCTGCTTTTTCTATACCAAAGGAGCGATGAAAATGAGCTTGGACAGAAGTGTGACGATCAATTTAGGCGGTAAAGAAAGAAAAATCAAGTTTAATGCTTTGGGTGTAAGCCAGCTTGAAAGGATGCTGGATGACCACAATGTTTACAAAATGGTAAACGGCGGCGTTGTAGCTTTAGGCGATTTGGCAAAATGTCTGTATGTCGGCTTGGCTGCGTATGACAAAAAAGTCACTATCCAACAGGTTTATAACTGGATGGATGAGTGGCTGCTGGATAACAGCAGTGAAAGTTTGCAGACGCTTGTTATTATCGCTTTGAGCAAAGCGGGTGTTTTTGGGTTTGCCAGGAAGGTGCTGGAAACTGAAAATAATACGCTGGAAATTGAAGCGCCGCCTGATGATGAAGAAGTGGGGAAGTAACAAAAAGCTTTACAGAATTGCTGGATGAACTTTTGCCGTGGTGTTATGGTGAATTGAATTTAAAGCCGTGGGAAGTAGAACGGTTGTGCCTTGCAGATATTTTTTTGATGTTGGACGGATGGCAGCGCAGATATGACCATTTGGAAGATATTGTTATCAGCTGGATCACATACCCAAATGTTTGCATAGCTTCAGGTAAAAAGAAGCGTCCGGAACTGAAAAGCTTTTTTGCACATAGGAAAAAGCGTAATTCCTCTAAGGAACAATCTGAAATAGCGCAGGATCTTTTTGAAGAATTTGGCTATGAATAGGAGGTGAAATGATGGCAGAAGTAGCACGTTTACAAGTAGTTATTGGCGCACGGATAAATGAATTTAATAAAGAAATGGGTGCGCTGCAGAAAAACGTTAAACGCACCTTTGCCAGTGATAACTTAGGCATAAATAAAGGCGCGTTAGGTGTTATTGCCGGTGTAGGTGTAGCTTTGGGGGCTTTGGGCCTTGCTTCAGTAAAAGCTGCCGGGCAGATGGAGCAGACACGGATTGCTTTTACCACACTTTTGAAAGATGGTGAGAAGGCAAAAAGCTTTTTAAGTGAACTTGAAAAATTTGCGGCCAGTACGCCATTTGAATTACCGGGCGTTTTGGATGCTTCTAAAAGACTGCTTGCTTTCGGATTCAGTGCGGAACAGGTAATTCCTATATTGACTGCTGTAGGTGACAGCGCAGCGGCATTGGGTATAGGTGAAGAAGGCATCCAACGGTTGACTTTGGCTATAGGGCAGATGCAGGCCAAAGGAAAAGTAAGTGCAGAAGAAATGCTGCAGCTTGCTGAAGCTGGCGTACCGGCATGGGAAATGCTGGCAAATAAGATTGGCACTGATATACCTACAGCCATGGATAAGGCCAGCAAAGGGCAAATATCTGCGGCAGAAGGTATTCAGGCTGTTATCAGCGGCATGAACAGTAAGTTTGGTGGAATGATGCAGCAACAATCACAAACTGTTAATGGTATTATGAGCAATATTCAGGATAGTGTTAGCCAAACTATGGTTGTTATTGGTGATGAACTGATTGAGGCATTTGATATTAAAACTGCTTTGAAAGGCGCGCAGGACGCTATTGGTGAGTTTGCGGATAAAGTTAAAACTATGGGGCTTTCTAATGCTATCCGTGATTTGCCTGTATGGTTTACTGGTTCTATGGCTGTTATTGCCGGTGCGATAATGGGTGTGGCTATACCGGCTATAGTTGCGCTTGTTGGCACTTTATATACACTGGGTGTAGGTGTTGGCATAATTTCTGCACCGTTTATTGCTGCGGGTGCAGTTATAGGAGGGGTAGCTTATGCCATATTTGAAAATTGGGATTGGCTTGTAATTCAATGGGAATATTTTTGCGACACTATGGTTATTGCCGTTGATGGAGCAACAGCAGAAATACAGAACGCTTTTGCCGGGGCTGTAATGTTTGCAGCGAATGCTTTGGACAAATTGTTTTCTATTGTCAATGTCAGCAGTGATTTGGCAGTGCAGGCAAAAGAATGGGCGGCTAATACACAAAAAGCGGCACAGGCTACTATCGAAGCTGCAAAAGCTAATCAGCAGCTGGCGGACAGTAATAAAGTTAAGCAAGAGTTTCGTGTTTCGTCAATCAATGCACCTACTGAACAAAGTTCGGGCATTAAGATTGCTTCACCTGATGCGTTAGGCTTGACGAGCGGTTCAACAACAGCGGCAGGCGGCAGTAAAAAAAGTGGCAAAAATTCCGGTATAGATAAAATCAGCCGGGAAATAGACAGGATCAATGAGCAGCTTAATACTGCCAAAGAGAAAACTTTGGATATGCAGCGTGATTTTAATAACTTCACGATGGATATTAAAATTGGCGGGTTAAGTGAATTCGATCAGGTATATGCCAATATTGTAAAAGAACGGGATCAGCGTATAGCTGCCGTTGATGAATGGAAAAATAAATTTGCTAATGCCGCAACTGAAGCTCAGCAGTTATATGAACGTGCCATGAAAACCGGTGATGATACTGTTATCGCCAATGCGTTAGCAATGCTTGAACAAAGAAAGGCTGCGCAGGTTACTGCAGAGCAGGAAGCTGCAGCATCCCAAATTCAGATCAACAAAGACATGAATGAACAGCTGATGTCACAGGCTACGTTGCTGCAGGCTTTTAAGGCTGATTTGGATGAAATGCAAAAGCAGGGCGAACTGGAACGGTATATTGCTTATTTGGATGAAGAAAAAGCTGCCTTTTTACAAAATCAGGCTGAAAAGCAGGAATTGATGCAGCAGTATTATGACTGGCGGCTTGAAGCTGAACAGTCATATGCAAGTTTTGCACTGGAAGCAGCTAACACTTTAAAGGAAGGGCTGGCACAAGGATTTGCTAATGCTATTGTTGATGGGCAGAATTTTGGAAAAACTTTGCAGAATTTGGGCAAAGAAATTGTAAAAATGTTTCTTCAATGGCAGGCACAAAGAGTAGCTGCAGCTGCCCTTAGCAAGATGATGATGGGACAGGAAACTGCTGCTGTAGCAGCACAGGGGGCTGCAATGGCGACATCACTTGCGCCTGCGGCGTGGCTGAAACTGGTTGTTGAACCGGGCGCGTCTGGAATTGCTACGGGTCTTTTAACATCCGGGTTGAGTGCTGCCGCTGGTATTGGAACAGCAAGCAAAACTCTTACAAGTTTTGGCGGCGGAATTCAGGAAATGAGTAAGTTTGATTTTGGTGCAAATGGACTTGGTACAAAGAACTTTGCTGCCGGTGGCGTTGTTACTGCGCCTACTCATGCGCTGATTGGTGAAAAATCTTATCCTGAAGCGGTACTGCCTCTGCGCAGCAGCGTATTGCAAAAGATCACCAGCTTTTTGTTTGATGGTGTGGACTTTGGAGCTTCTTCAGGTGATGGTGCTAATGTTGAAATAATTAATTATGGTGATATTAATACCGGTGCTGATTACGATACCTTTATGGAGGACATTCAATATTCTTTGGCTATGGGTGTGCGGGGGTGATAAAGTGACGATCATAAGACGTGAATATTTTCCTGTACGTAAGCAGGTAAAGCCTACAGAACAGCTTATTATCAATGGAACTGCCCTGCCATATGCCTACAGCTTTGACGGTGCTGCTGATATTACTGTGCGCGCTAAAAGCGAAAAGCGCGGCTACAGTCACGGCAGCACTATTTCAGGCGATGGATTTATTGACGGTAAAAAAATTACTTTAGGCTTTGTTATTGAAGGCAGTACGCCAGCTGAACACGATGCCAAGCTTAACGATCTGTATCAGCTGATGTATCAGCGTGATTATCAGCTGCAATCAGGCAGCGGGCGTGGGTATTATAATATTGCCTGCATGGCCAGCACTAAAGAAAAATGGGTGGACAGCTTCAAAGGGACTAAAGGTGAAGTTGATATAACGCTGCTTTTATCTGACCCGTTCCGCTATGACAGCGCTGAATCTGAACTGGTTACAGAATTTGCAACAGCTGCTAAAGATGCCCAAATTGTTATCAGCAATGGCGGTAGCGTTGAAACGCCGCTGAACATTGAATTAATACCGCTTACAACGATGAATGACGTAACTATAACACATGTTGAAAGCGGGTATAGTATGCGCGTAGCGGATACGCTTTTGACTAAACCGGCAACGCTTATTGTTGATACTAAAGCCGGAACGGTACGACGTGGGACATATAATGCTATTAACGCTTTCAGCGGCCAGTTTCTGACCGCCAGAGCGGGTGAAAATACTTATTTGTTTAACGGCGCTGCCGGTACAGTAAAAATCCGCTGGCGTAACAGGTGGCTGGCATGAATCTGCGTTTTGGCAATAAACTTTTTGGACGTTATATTTGGGCGGCATCTGTAAAAAAGCAAAGCGGGCCAGGGCCAGGGCCTGATCCTTCGGAAGTAAAATATATACCTGATTACGTTCAGGTTATCTTTTATAACAAGGATGGTACGAAAACGTCGATTTTTTCAAGGGATACTGAAAATAATCCGTTTAATAAAATCGAGTTTGAAAATATTAAAACAGGCTGCGGCAGTGCAACGCTTAATTTCAAACAGTTTCCAAGCTTTGCAGAAATAAGTTACGGACAGCGGATTGATATTTATTTGTTTGCAGATAAGCGGCCGTGGTACAGCGGGCATGTTTTAACGCGTCCTGACAGCGGCGGTACTGGAACAGACTATAAAATAACCTGTTATGGCTATTTTGATAAGCTGGAAAAGGTGCTTATTTTTGGCACTTATGAAAATCAGGAGATCGCAGATATTGTGCGTAATATTTGTCGACAGGTTGAAGCTAAGACCGGTATTGTTTACAACGATAATAAAATATACGACGTTGACTATGATATTAAGAAAATCGTTTTTGACGGTGTGAGCGCTAAGGAAGCGCTGGAACAGCTTTCAGAGTTTGCGACAGATTTTGTTTATGGCGTTGATGAATACCGGGAATTTTTCTTCAGGCCGCGTGTTGATGAGATCAATGAAGAAGCGCGCTTTTGGGTAGGACAGCATATTGACGGATTTGAACCGACACAAAGTATTGATAAGATCGTAAATTATGCGCGCATCAAAGGCGCGGCCATTGACGGTGAGGGTGAGAGCTGGTTGGCTACTGTAGAGGATAAAGAAAGCCAAGACTTATACGGCGTATCTGAAGAAGTTTGGACGCTGCCAACCGCTTATACTGCTGCTGACGCTGAGCGCTGGGGACAGTCTGAATTGGCAAAATACAAGAATCCTGTTCTTTCTGCTAAAGCAACAGGTGTTAAGCTGAAATATCCTAAGCCGGACGGTGTTTTTTGGGTACGGCGTTTATCTACAGATGGGCAGGCACTTATAACTGACAAGGAAGGAAAAGAACGTAAGTATCCAATAACCAAGTTAAAATATACGATCAGCGGTGAAAAGGGTATTGATTTTGCTATGGAGTTGGGCGAACCTCCGTATCCGCCTACGGCAAAGTATTTGCTGGATATTGAGCGTAATGCCCGCAATAATGAACTTTTACAGCAGGCTGCTAATACGCAGCTTGTCAAATAATATGAAAAGGATGTGATGATATGGCAGATCCAAGTAATATGCGTATAAATCCTTTTATTGGTGATGGAGGGACTACGAACTATGTAGATTTTACAGAAATGCATATAATTCCGGCTGTTAGTCCGTTTGTAGTGCGGCTAAATGAAGTCCCGCAGAAGAAAGACCCTAGCAATATGAAGGTTGTTTATGTGGATGAAACAACAGGTGCGCCGACAACAACGGTTTTGACTGAAGTTGCGGCAACACCGGGAGCGGGCGAATTCCGGCCAGACTATTCTACTAATGCCGATGGTGATGAAGATTGGAACACCGGCTTAATTGAGTTTTCCAGCGCAGATGCAGGCAAAAGCATTCAGGTAAGCTACACCGGAATGGGAACACTTGCAGGCGTGAAAAATAATCGCTTTCCGGCATGGTGGCTTGATCGTGGTGATGGCAGTGACGGCGATTTTAGACCTACTGGCAATACAACGATTAGCGGGCTAAAACAGTATAGGAGCGTGTTTATTCCTGCTGGTGTGACGATAAGTGTTAATAGATTTGTTAGAATCAAATGTCAAGGGATGTTTGTGAATAATGGCATTATTCGGGAGGTGTCAGGTGTAAATAGTGGTGGTAGTGGTGCTTCTTCTAATGGTGGTGGCGGCGGTAATGGAACGATAGGAACTAGTTCTAATGGTGGCGCCGGCGGTAGTGGATACAGAGGGTATGGTGGTGGTGCCGGCGGTGCATTTTTAAGTGCATTAGATTCAACACAAGATTTAACATATTACGGTGGAGCTGGTGGCGGTGGTGGAGCTGGTGGAAATGGTAGCGAATACGCAGGGGCTGGTGGAAATGGAGGAAGAGGTGGTGGAAGCATCCAGATTATAGCTAGCGAAACAATTATAACAGGTACTATAGCGGCAAATGGATATAACGGGTCTGCTGGTGTATCAGCAGGTGTAACGTATCCTGGTGGCGGCGGTGGCGGCGGTGGTGGTGGCGCCGTTATTATTATTTCTTGTTCTATTAAAAATTCAGGTGTTGTAACTGCTAATGGTGGTAGCGGCGGTAGTGCTGGTTATGGCGCAGGAGCTGGTGCTGCTGGAGGGGCAGGAATTGTTTTTATAAAAGAATTGGGGGTGCTTTAATGATTTGTATTCTTGATGAAAATAATAAAATTATAAATATTGTAAATGCAGAATATCCAGTAGAAAATAATGAACGTCTTTTCTATCCGTGGAATCGACTGTGGGAGCAATACACAGATGTTGAGCCGTTTGATTATGCTAAAAACAGATACATAAACGCAGCGGGAGCTGAATTTGCTAATCGTCGTGATGAAGTGCGTTGGATTGAAATTGCTGGTGTTACTTATGGCTTTGATTGTGCGCCTGAAGATATAACTAACTTTATGGCTGCATATACGCCGCTTATGGTCAAGCAAGATGGAGAAACAGGCTATAAGGTTTGGTTAGACAAAGATAAAAAAGGCATTGTTAAGTTAGATTATGAAGGGATGAAAAAGGCATATGATACTGTTCGCAGCAGTCAACTGGCAGCTTATGCTTGGTATGAAGATATAAAAGCAAAGCTGCTTGCTGTTACTGAAGTAGAAGGAAAAGAAAAGCTGGAAGAAGTTTTTCCGATAGGAGGCTGAATAATGGATTTACAAACTGTGTTTAATGCTATGACACATGCTGGTAATAAAATTTTTGAATTATTTAGCTTTAAAATTTTAATGGCAGCAGTTTTAACATTGTTTTTGCACAAACATTTTATTTTGTTTATGGGATTTATTCTTTTGGTTTTTGTTGATTGTATAACTAAATGGGTTGCTATAAGTTATGAATTTTTAAAAGAAAAAGGTGTTGAAAATCCTTCTATTCTTGCATGTATAAAAGGCACCAAAACTGCACGAAAAGCAGGGAGAATAAATAGCAGTACAATGAAAGAACGTGGATTGGGAAAGATTGCAATTTATGTTATATGTGCTTTTGTTGCTGGCGTTGGAGATTTAATGATGCACATATTGAATACGCCTACATGGATGGTAAGCCTTGTTATTGGTTATATGGTAGTTACTGAAGTATTATCGGTAATTGAAAATTTAAGTGATGCAGGTGTTGATGTTTTGGATAAGCTTATCGGAAAACTGAAAGGACGGTTATAAAAATGTTAAAAGGCATTGATGTATCTGAAAACAATGGTTATGTAGATTGGAATGCAGTAAAAGCTGCTGGTATGGATTTTGCCATTATTCGGCTTGGTTTTGGAAACAGGCATTTGGATACTAATTTTTATGAAAATGTAAATGGTGCGTTGGCAGCCGGCCTAAAAATTGGCGTATATTATTATAGCTACGCTTTGGATGAAGCAGCGGCAAGATCAGAAGCTAGATATATGATATCTGTTTTAAAAGATGCGGGGCTGACAAAAGATAAGATTGAAATGGGTTTATGGTTTGATATGGAAGACGCAGACGGTTATAAGTCTGGAAATGGTATGCCTACGAATCAAACTATCACAAATATGTGCAGTGCTTTTATTGTTACCTGCAATGAAGCTGGATATAGCTGTGGTATTTATGCTAATTTAGATTGGCTGGAAAATAAAATTTATACAGATCAGCTGGCGGATTATGTGCCTTATTGGGTAGCGCAATGGGGTGGCCGCTGTGATTGGCCTAACGCTACAATGTGGCAGTTTACTGATAGCTACGATATAAATGGTAAGCTTTTTGATGGCAATTATTTGTTATAAAAGTTGATAAAGGGCATCTTAACGATGCCCTTTTACTTTTATGGAGGTATGTTTGTGGAAAATAAATATAAAATTATTACAGTAGTGTTATGTGTGGCTGCTTTTTTCCTCGGCTGGTATGCACGTGCATGGTTGCACATCTGCCCGGTTGCAGAGCCGGAGATAAAAACAGAAGTAAAATATAAAACTGATACTAAAACAGAAATTGTTTATGTACCTAAGTATATCTACAAGGATGGCAGCACAGAAAAAACAGATGTTGATGTAAATGTTGGCAAGCAGGAGCTGGCAGTGAAAGTAAATGGCAAAGATTTTGAAATAAAAAAGGCTGATGATGAAAAGTATGTTTTTGATAAATATAAGTTACAGTTAAACCAAACAAGCCGATCAGACTTAAATATAACAGTACCTGTGATTGATAAGACTAAGCACTGGGAAATTGGCATAGGTGCTTCTAAAGAAGGTGCTGTTGGTATGATTGGTTTTCCTGTTAAAAATAACATTGGTGGGTGGATAGCAGGGCGTCAAGGTAATGTGATGGCTGGAATAACAGTTAAAATATGAAGATGATTCTGTAATATTGTTCCATGTTATAATAAAAAGAAATTATGGATTTGGAGGTGCTTGATGGAACAAAATTTTGAGTTTAATGACATTGAAAAAGAAATTTGTTTGTTATTAGCTTCTACTCAGATTTTTGATAGAATTGTTAATCATTCTACTTTATGCATAACAATCAACAATGGTGTGGGAACAATATTGCCCCAAAATATGGAAAGTCTTAAATATTTTTTTGCTCACACCATTGATTTCTTTTCCGCTGCCGGGAATATTTTGAATAGCAATCGTAATAGAAAATCGTGTTTTGATTTGCTTCTTGAAATGGGTATTGATAGTAAATTATGTAATTGCAAATTGGAAAACTTGTGTGTTTCATTGAACCTATTAAAAGAGTGGTATCATGAAGAAGTTATATATGAAGATTTTTATTTTGCTTCATTTGACTTGGAAGTTGATCTCAAAATAAAAAGAAGTGATGTTATATATATTTGTGCTAATTTTTCAAAACATAATTTTACAAATGTTGATGCATGCAGAAAGAAGTTGAAAAATATTTTATTAAAGAATAATTTTAAAAGAATAGATGAATTGACAGATATCAGGAATTTAATTGTAACAATATCAGATTTTTATAATTATTTTGTTGATGAAGGCGCTCATATTGATAGATACTTATATTGTTTAGCGTATTATTTTAATAGAATAAGATTAGATATAAAAGATTGTTTACGTCCTATATATCATAAAAATTTGGAATATATAGGTTCTAATGAAGGATTCAATGAATATAAATACAAAAGAATAGAAGGTATTTCGGATTTTGGGTTTGGGTTATTTTGGGATTTAATGAATTGGGTTAGAAGTAGAAATATATGTGAACGCTTCGAAATAATGGAGTGCTGGAAAAATAAATAA